AATTTCTTCTTCACCAATATGAAGTTTATCGTTTTTCGCTTTCCAGTCTTTCATCTGCTGGCGAATTTGTCTTGGAGTTCCTTTAAAGACAGGAGGCTTCTCTTTTGCTTCCCCCATTGACAGGTATTTCATCATAAGGTCAGAAACTCCCAGTTCCTTGGCAGCATCTCTCCAATCATCCACTGTCTCTCCTTTTTTCGTCCTTCTCGTGCTTTTTTTCTCTTTCTCCTTTTTCCTTTTCGCTTCATCAATTATAACTTCTTCAGATACCGTGTTAATCCACTTATTAATTTTAGTTACTACATCTTTAGCAGATTTGACTTTTGTTTTTCGCATATTTTTACCTTTTCCAAGACCTGAAGCAAACATCTCCATTGCCCCATTAGTTGCAATACGGATCATAGCATAACTTGCGTTATGTAATATCTTATTCGGCCAGTCCTTCTCAGGTTCTAGAGTAAGTTTTATCATTATGGCGACATTCTCATCACCACCTAAAGTAGATTTTCCAACAGATTTCCATCCGGCTTTTATTCCTTTATAAATTTCGTGTGTCCATTGATCCACATCTGTAATTGCAAGGACTGTTCCTTCTTTAACTTCTACTCCTTCTCCGTGTTTACCATATCCTTTTCCACCTGCCCTAATATTATCTTTTTTCCCTCCAAAAGCAAAGCCTCTCTTTTTCTTCTTTTTCTCATCATCTTGTCTGTTAAGATAAGTTCTGGCTTCATTTTCTTTTTCATCGGTCATTGCCGCGTAACCTTTTCTTTTTCTATATTTGTCTTTTTCTATTTTTTTGTGTCTTGAACCGGCATAAGCAGGCTTCGAGGGATCATATTTTTCTGTTTCAACTTCTTCCATTTTATAGCCTACTACTGTACCTTTTGCATTAACAATGACATCTCGAATATTGAAATGTTGTGAGGTTTTGTTCAACCTCGCTCTTTGTGTTCCTTTTTCTTTATCAAAAAATTTTTGTATCTCCATTCGAGTCGGTCCTGTGACTCCCTCGTGGAATTCATTTCGATATTCTTTAAATTGTGTAATAGACATATTTCCCCTTTAATTATTTGTAGTCATATTGAGACTTTTATTCACTTGGTGTTTCTGTATCTAGACCGTGTCCTATTATAGACTCGATATCTTTATTTTGTATACTGGTTATGTCTGCGATACCCATATCCCAGACTCCAATGTTAGATCCTTCGTCTAACGCTTTGTATGCGGCTTTTTGCTCTGAATTGGCGGCTTTGCGTGTTAATTGACGGAGTTTTCCATCAATAATTACTCGAACCGGACCTGCATCCAATCGCTTTAGTAATTCTTTTTTAGTCATAATATCACCTTTTTACTTATATTTAGTTTAAATTATCCGTAAGGTCTTTTATCTAAATCAATATGAGGAGCATTCTCATCTACACATTGTCGATAAGGTTTCTTATTAAATTTATTAGACCATCTAGTACCTCTCTTGAGTCCACTTCGGCTGCCATCGTTGCTCTCTACCCAATGACCCCAACATCCTGTTTTTGCTTGTCTTACTGTTTCGCACCCTGCAACCATCCCTGTCGCTATCATAACAAAAATTAATAATAGCTTTTTCATATTTAAATGTTTTCTAAAAATTTTTCCTTTATTTGTAGTAATCCTTTACATCCGCAATGTGGGCAGTACATATGTTTAACTTCTTGTTTATGTTTTTCTTCTTTATTATCTGGAGTTTTCGCATAGCTCCACCACTTACCACATTCTCCGCAATCAAAATGATACAAAATCTCATAAACATACTTATGAATCATTTCATTGCCCATAGTATCTAACTATTTATACTGTTGCCTATCTTTTATAAAGTTTCTTAAAATCTATTCCGCCTGACATATTGACTTCTTTTTCAAGGTCTTTTGGCGTTATCTTTTTCAATTTGGCTCGTTCAAAATAACTGTTTTTTCCGTGTGTCATTACAAACTTTAAAAACATATTTTCTCCCTTCACGCCGACTTTACCTGTATACCAAGAGGCTCCATCATACGCAACAAACTTTTGAGTATTATCAAAAGATGGATCTAAATAATATTCTGTTTTTTCGATTAAATGTTGTTTAAATGTTTTCATTTTATGCTCCACTTATTTCTCCACGAGCGGCGGAGTCCACATTATCTTGACTCTTTGCCCACTTCTGTGCCTGGGTTTTGTTTTTAAATCCATTAGAAACTGGCATCCATTTGTTGTTCCCAACGTGTCCCATTACATACCACTTCTTGTCGTTTGGGTTTTTGGAAACAATATACTTGGAATTTGCTTCTTCTAGATACTGTGAAAATGTTTGCATAGCATTCTCATCTATTTTATCATCGGTAAAAGTCTCACCTGGAGTCATTGAGACATATTTTTTCGTTGTTCGATTTGTACCAAATTCAAGAGCCTCTTCTTTAACTCCTAGACCCTTTCTTACAGCATCGTATATTGTTTTAGTAATAGTATTATCAGCTCCTGAAGGCATTCCTTCTTTATATGATTCAAAATCTCCATCTGCGGCAGCTTTTCTCATTTTTGATGCACTCATTTCGTTACCAACGCCTCGAGTGACTCCTGCCTGAACAACTTCAAAGTCATCAAATCCATATGTCTTAACATATGGTCGCATATATTTTTCAAATCTCTCAACTCTATCAGAGCCGACAACCAGTGTTACGTTTTTATATCCTTTTTTAGATAACCATTCTAAAGCATCGAAAGCCGTTTTGATTGAGGTATCTTTAATTATTATTCTACCCCAAAAATGCTTGAGAAATTTTATCTTATCTTTATAAGACAGAGGATTCTTTTTACTATCTTGAGTCTGACTGGTGAATATCAAAGGATTACCACCACGACTCTTTGCCTGCTTCTTGACATCTTTAATCATTATTTCGTGTCCAGAAGTAACAGGATTAAATCGTCCAAATGTGAATATGACAGGCTTACCTTTTGCTTCTTCTAGATATTCCTCGTAAGTTAACATCATCCCCAACTCTTAATTGCATTAAAATTATTTCTACTGAATTCCATTCTATTTACTAATTTAATTGCTTTGTTACTCATATGATCTACAGCAACAAATCCCTCAGGACCTGTAACTTTATAACCAGTAGCCGTTTTCATAAATGCTGGAATAGAATTTACTTGCTCCATCTTCTTAATGAGGGCTAGTTTTATATCTGCGACATTATTGTGCCACTCTAACGCATAAGCGAAAGTGCCTCCGATCTTTCTATCTGAATTCAAACTCTTGACCATTGCTTCGGCTTTTGCTAGTTTTCCTGCTTTCGCTTTTTCAGTCTTTACTTTATCTGCTTTAGCCTGATAACGTTTTCGGATGAAATCAATAAATGAACCAATCGCTTTCTGTTTGTTAGAGAATTTCTTTCCTGTGGATACCATATCATTAATATAGATTTTTACATTAAAGGCTATCGTATCTTCTTTCTGGTCAGAAAACAATACTTTCATACCCTGCTTACTAAGTCGGCCGAGGGATTTTCTAGCTTTGTCTATATCTCCCTTAACTTTTGATAACTCACTTTTCGTTAATGTAGCAGTACCAGATACATCTTTGAAATCTGTGTCTCCGGCCCATACATCTTTAGTTTTCGTTAGTGCTCCTACATTAACTGAGAATACTGCGGATAGATCAGCAATTGTATCTCCCGTGTATGATGTGTGCCAAATAACTCCCACTTTAGCTGATTGAATTTGTTTCGCAAGTGGTTGATCATCTGGGACAGCGTAGGTGATAGTATTCGGAGTGAATGTGATCATCGACTCTCCATCGATGGTTGCTTTCTTTAAGTCTGATGGTACGAACATAAAATCTCCTTGAATAATACCATCAATACCTAATTTAGGAAACTGTTTTAATGCTATTTTCATCTTCGATGCTAAATCTCCGGAGTGATTAGAATCAATATCCGCATCAGTATAATTAATTTTAGCGGTCTTATTGAATAAAGATTTAGTCGCTACAAAGAATTTTCCATTTTCTGGATTAGTTCCAGCAATAATTGATGGAGCACCATCTACTTTGCTCTGTATATTGACACTCGATGAAGCAGAACCTTGTAGTGAGGCAACTATCTCCTCTAGTATTCGTAGAGCATCTACGGCTCCACCATAACCCTGATTAAATAGAGCATCTTCTAAATGCTCTAAATGTTTGAGTTTTTCTTCCACTAAATATGTACTAAATTTTTTCATTTTGCAACAGTTGCCTGAAATCCAAATCTATTTCTGTCTGGACTCGTTGAACTTCCTTGCCATTTAAAGTTAAAGTCGAAGTCCACAAATTGACCTTGTTTAAATTTCATTGTTTCTGATTTAACATCCACATTCACTTGTAATAGCGTAATGGATCTGGCAGCCTTTACTAATACGTTCCTAATATCATCTCTCGAATTCATTATCTTTATGAGACTTATTCCTAATGGACCTATAATAATTCCTTCTTGTTTTCCATCATCAAATCCCTTTGGCGGTCTCTTTGCTGTACTAAACGGTGCATCATATTTTGTCCATTGAGCTTTCTTAACACCTGTACCAGCTTTTTTATAAAACGGTTTCAACAACTTTTTGACCTTATCAGAGTTTTTGCCTTCTAGCCAAGCTCTTATATTAGCCGCTGTTATTATTGTTCCAGATGGCATCACTTTTACTAACTCTTTATAAGGTTCTGTATCTAATGTTTTGTGCATTTGTATAATGCCGTCCATTATTGCTGAATTAGTAATTACCAGGAGCATATTATTAATTATATCCTGTTCACCGGAAGAATAAGTGGCCTTGAATGCTGGCTCTTGAAAACGTTTCATAAGGGGGGTTGTTAAATTCTTCATTGATGTTACTGAACCCCCACCAGATTTTACTGAAACTGGTTGCATTGCTGTACTTCTTCCACCTCCTGGTTTGAAATAGCCTTCAAAGTCTACTAATGGTTCTGCTTCGTTTGCTGGAAAGTGAATTTTATTAAAACTAATATTTCTTGTTGCCCATACTGCGGCTAAAATTTCTCCAAAATCAGCAGAGAGTGTCGCTAATTCTGATTTTGTTAATCCAGCGGAACCAATTTCTACTGTCGAGGTTTTCTGTTTAACTTTCCGAAGATCGTCCAGACTCTTTCCCCTTATCGAATTTGTACCAGGAATGGTCACTATTTCCAAGCAATTAATTAATTTCTTTTTTACACTATCCGTTAATTGAATATGTTTTTCGATTGCTTCTTTAACTTTAACGACAATTTCTTTACCAGTTAATGTTTGTCCTCCAAGTCCCAATTTATTTGGCGTTAACCATTTCTTTCCAATTGTATTATTGGGATTAGACATATTAATGAAATGTGTGCCGATGTGTGTAATTTTCTTTCCATCTTCATCTTCCGGAGTTGTTAATTTCTTTCTAACAACCCACGTAGTGGCGTATTTAGTTCCAGTGAGGTGAACTTCACTTTCGATGGGATCCTCGTAATTGAATCCCAGTCCACTGAGATATCCCTCTGGATCCATACCAATTATTCCTTTAATAGAAAAATACTTCGGCCCAAATTCTGGTTGATCAGCAGGGGCAACAGCCTTAGGTTTGGGATCGTTGTCTTTAAATTCTATGCCTCCTCCAAGTCTAATGAGGTCAGCCAGTATCTCAGCATTGGCCGCTTTATCAAACCTAGTGGTCGTGCCAATACCTTCTGTTAAATATGTCTCTTTTATATAAGTAGTAAATTTTTTCATTTATAGTGTATAGCCTAAAATAATCCAACTCTACATATTTATAAGAATCAGACGTTACATTTTAAAGTCCTTAAATGCCTTCTTTTTGTTGACTTCAGAAAATTGTGATTCTACCTTTTCGTGTGAGTGAGGACTAGAGGTTATAGAAGTAGTTCCAATGATGTCTTCCTGTGCGGATTGTTCAGCATCATACCATTTCATTTTTGATTTGTCAATGCCGATCACAAATCGTCTATTCACAGCAATATCTCCGTGGCGGTTTTTCAATTGTTTGACCATTATTTGATTCAAATCTTCTAGTTCCTCTGTCTGTATTATTGCTAGAAAGAGGTCAGAGGTTGCTGGTAATCCAAAACTTTCAGACGTATCCTCGAGGCCGACATCTGAACTACCGAAACCAGATCTTGTTGTTTGCGTAGCAGACCAAATAGGTAAATTGAATTCTACCGATAATCCTCTTAGTTCTTCTGCTATTGCTTTGACATATGTGTATGAATTCACACTATTGGAGCCTATTAATCTTTGAGATGCACAGATATTCAAATAATCAACATAGATTATATCTGGCTTAAAATTCTTTTTGAGAGAAAGTTCATTTAATAGATGTCTGAAATGTCCTGTGTGTGCTTGGGAGGTGGGAAATTCTTTGATGATTATCTTTCCTTTGACTTTCTGTTTAAGATGTTCCATCTTCTTATCATACATCACCTTTGTTAAATCTTTCAGGCGATTCAATTCGATATCGAGAAGGTTTGCATCGATTCTTTCAGCAATACGTTCCTCAGCCATCTCCATTGTGATATATAAAACATTCTTACCTAATGTCAAATTAGCGGCAGCCATATGACACATACCAATTGTCTTACCGACACCAGTTCCAGCCATAAGAATATTTAAAGACTTACGAGTAACTCCACCTTGAGTAATTTTGTTAAGATATTCAATATCAAATGGAATCCTCTCTTCTCGTGTATGATAAAACTCATATCGTTCATCAGAATCCTCTAAGAAATCGTGTCCGATATGAGTATCGAAAGACACGGATAGAGCATCGGATAATAAATCGGGTATTGCTCCATCTTTTTTCTTCTTATGCTTACCATCAATAATTTCAATTGATTCCATAATAGCATTATAGACGGCTTTGTCTTTACAGAACTTTTCAGTTTCGTCCAGGAGCCATTCTTTATTACTATCTGTTTGTCCAAGATCCTTGATTAATGCTTCTGCTTCTTCGTATATTGTAGAACTAATATCTTCTCTCTCTTCAATGGAAATTTGAAGGGCTTCTTTCGATGGAACATCATTATATTTTATATAGAATTTCTGTATTTCTCCGAATACTGTCTTTTCAGTAGCATCCATAAAATACTCATCCTTCAAAAATACAATCACCTTCCGAGCATACTCTTCATTATATAAAAGATTCGATATTATAGTGGCTTCTATATTCACGTATTTTCCCTTATTTCTGCATTATCTATTTCCAATTTAATGGCTTTATCCACTTGTTCTTCCACAATCTTACAAACCTCTTTATCATAATGAGATTTGTCTAACGGATTTTCATCAATAAAATTATAACCAAAAGATATTATATCGCACTCATTGGATAGAGTCAAGTCGTATATTGCAAATGTTGTTTTATCTTTAGTCTTTATATAAAAGACATCGGACATAGTTTGTTCACTCATCTGCATCTATTGATTGGAGGAGTCCAGAACCCATAGAGTATTTTTCTTCTACATATTTCATAAACTTGGGATGATCAATTATTCCATCCCAAAATTCTTTAGTATCCGTTACGGCGGCACGAACTTTATTTTCTTCGGCTACGCCCGTTTCCATATCGACTTTTGAATACCATCCCATAGTGGGTTTAACAACAAATTCACCTTCAAGAGCAACATCTAATAATCCAGACCACTTCTTAATACCACCTTCCCACGTAACGGAAATAGGTATTTTAGATTTCTCTTTAACAAACCTAGATTTCTCTACATTGATAATAAAATGATATCCTTCAATTTCTGTTCCCTTCTTCTCTTGCTGTCTACCAATGATCCAAATATTATCTGCGGAGTAATATACTCCAGTACCACCAGATACAACTGCTTTGGAAAACATTTCCTGAGTTTGATATGTATGATTAACTGCAACTAATGGAACATCATTCATCGCCAAATATGGAGTAATCATTCTAAACAAGGACTTGAGTTGTTTTGCTCTTGTCATATCGGCTACAGATTTTTCATCCCTGGCATCATCCACTTCTTTCTTAGATGCTAGATTACCAATAGAATCAATCATAACGTAAACTTTATCTTCAACAGCAATTTCCTCAAGTTGCTTGACAAGATCAAATTTTAACTCCTCGACATTCTTAATTGGAATGTGCATAACTCTGTCAGTATCAATATTCAATGAACTAAAATAATGTTCTGGAGTTCCAAATTCTGAATCATAGAATAGACAAATGGCGCCTGGATATTTATCCATATACGCCTTCATCATTAATAGACCAAATGCTGTTTTGAAATGTTTTGAAGGTCCGGCAAGGACTGTCAGACCACTTGTTAGCCCTCCGTCAAGTTTGCCACTTAAAGCGACATTAACCATCGGTACGGCTGTTGGAATTACATCTTTCTCTTTGAATAAAGAGGACTTTGTTAGTTGAGTAGATTTAATAGAACCTGCTTTATGCAGGCGATCCATCAATCGTTTTTGTGCAACAATATTATCACTCATTTTTCTCCTTCATAATATAAGTTAAGTATACAGTATACTCCTTCAACTTTAATAAGTCAAGTTAAATAGTTGTCCTGATAACTGTTGAGCCGGTTTTAGAAGTTGTTGCTTTGTCTACTGGATTGTCTCTCAACATCTGTAAATCAAAAGGTTTACGCATATTTCCCCAACGGGTGAAATAAATAATTGGATATTTAGGAAACATCTTCAGAAATTGGGATGTTAAAAGGCCCAGCGCCGCGGCTACTATAGTATGATCAACAGGAACTGATCCTTCTCCATAAATCTCTCGTCCTATTACTAGATTATCTATTCTACCGGTTGTAGCCTGAAATCCATTCATTGACATTACTTCAGCGGCAATTGCCTCTGACCAAACGCTTCCGACAATATATCCATCTTCGTCAAGGGTAAATTCCTTGTCAGATTCTACCTGTCCGAACTTTGCTCTGATGTTAATATTAGCAATATTTTCTTGGAAGTTCTTTGCAAAATCTTCAAAAGTAGGAGCCATACTTTGTCCTGCTATTGATTCTAAATCTATTTTAGCCATATATATTCTCTATGTAAAAAATGATTCGAGCGTACTCTTTTCTTCCCAATCCCAACCAACAGGATGAAGAACTCCTTCTAATGGAGAGAGGAATGCTTTCTCAAATTGTGTTTCATAATCGACCCAGCGTTCAACCTCGAATTCTGGTGGAAGTCCATCAAGAAAAGCAATCGCATTACTACCAAACGGATTAGGTGTTTTTAAATAAATGAACTTTAACTTAGCACCATCTCCAATCTTCTCAGCATTCTTAATATCGTGTTTCTTTAGCAATTCATTATACACTTTAGCCGCTCGTGCGTGAATTGGCACAGACTTCTCGGCGTGTTCATACTTTGTGTAATCACTTAATCCTCTCGGAAATGCAATCTCCGGGATTGCTAAATCTACAAACTCCTTCTTATATTTATGCACTAAGGATTGTAATTGTCGTTCATTTCCTGTCAACATTATATTAACTGCTTCTTTAAGTTTACCACGAACATTCGATGGTGTAGAGGATTTAACAATCTCTAGTCCTATAACTTTCATCTTAGGTTTCTTATATCGAACCCCTTCTGAATCGTATACATTAAGGGCATAACGTTTCTTTGCTGTCCAGACTCCTTTATCTGCAATAACCTCTCGTCCCATAAACATTTTCTGCTCATAGGCATTTACATAATCTGCTAATTCCTCGTATGAATTGGCAATAAAAGGTTCAAATGCTTCTTTTGTTACCTTATCGATAAGATCGCAAATCTTATTCTTATCATCAGATTTGATAAACTTATCAACAAACTTTCCTAGACGTAGATAAACCGAATCTGTATCAATAGCAATAACATAATCATAACCAGTAGTATCGAGATACTTGTTCAAATAATCATTCAAGGCTTTTTCAATCCATCGAATTGCTAATTGTCCACCGGTAGTAACAGCCTCAGAATTGCGTAAATCATAGTATCTGAACCATTGATTACCAAGTGCTCCATAAGCAGAATTCAACTGAATCTTCTTAGCCATCTGAATATTGAGATACTTTGATATCTCGTTTTCTGTATCTTCGCCCTCTTCTTTTCTTTGTTGAGCGTCCAACATTTTCTTCTTATAGATTACACGGTCAGCATAAATTTTCTCCATTAAAGTTGGAAAGAATCCTCGTTTATCTTTTCGATATATCGTTCCATTAGGAGCAACTGTATATCCCTTCTTATGAACATCCGATAGGTCTGCTTCTTTACTCAATAAATTATCTACATTAACATCTGAGTTATGACCGATGATGGTCTCTGGACTGATATTATATTGCATAATCAAATGTGGATATAGAGAATTCAAATCAAACGATACTACCCAATCGTGAAATCCAGCAATTGGTTCCTTAACGTAAGCACCTGTGAAAGTTCGAGTTTTCGAGTGGGAAGTTTTTATGGGACCTACTATATTCTCTTTTCTCAAATGATCGTAGATAATCGCATCCCAGATATTAACAGTACCGAATACGTCCACAAAATTAACTTTAGCATCATATGCCATTGTTATACCCAAATCAATAATCTTTAATTTATCATCGATCCGTTGAACCAGTTCAACATCTCTAATATTATAGTCGATAAATTTTTGATGATCTGTTCGGGCAAGTTTGAATAGGGAACCAGCTTCTTCGTATGAAATCTTTTTCTCACCTAATTCAATAAAAGCAATGTGATTTAATCTATAGGATTCTGCAATTCCTCCAACAGCAAATTTCTTATAGAGTCGTAAATAATCCATAGTAGAAACACCATAAATATCGTATACTATAGATTCTTTACCAAACTGACCTTTGACTGAACGTTCTTTAATCCAACCGAAAGGGGAAAGTCGTTTTACTTCTTTTGGACCGAATAATCTAGTCAGACGATTGATCAAATATGGAATATCGAAATGCTCAATATTCCATCCAGTTAAGATATGTGGGGGAGATTGTTGATATAGTTCAAGGAAATGCTGAAGCAATTCCTCTTCAGTATCCATCTGAAAATATTCACATCGAATATCATCTCTATGATTCTTCCAAGGTCCAAGACCCCAAGTAAAATAGATATCTTCAATAGAATCATATACGGTGATAGCATTAACTACCTCCGTAGCTTTATCTGGCTGCGGAAATCCTTTTTCAGAATCGACTTCAATATCGATATTCCAAATACGGATCTTGGAGATATCGTAATCGACATCTCCTTTCCATTCTTTGCAAGTGTATTGAAGTGTAAAATTATCATTGCCGTGAATACCAAAGCCAGCAACATTTTGATATTGCTTGATAAACTCTCGGGTTTGTTTGATATTCCCAGGCGATATCTTATAGACAGGACTGTCATCCAACGTGCGAAAGGGAGTCTCACCCTTCTTACCTTCAACAAACATCGTAGGTTGAAAGTCTTCCCGTCTAATGAAGTCGTTACCTGTTTCAGCATTTACGCCTCGAACAAGAACCTTATTGCTAAGAGTACCAACATAAGTGTAAAATCTCATAATACATATATTATACTACAAATCACGGTCATTGTCAAGTTCTTCCACATTATGACCTACTCCTTCTCCTTGACATTGTTTTGTAATCGGATTCCACCATCCTCCATCAGTACATCTTGCGTGTGTTATTCTGTCTTCTGCTTCTAATACCGAAGCTGGTTTTTCTCCTTTCTGTGTTATCTTTGGAGCAGTTTGTCTGGTAGTAGTATCAACAAATCCAGCTTCTTTATCAGTAGCAAATCTAGGTAATTCTTCTCTTGGATAGGTTGGAGTATGTTTTGTGCTACAATATGGACAAAAATATCCACTGTCTTCTAATCTTCTTGAATCTTGTCCTGTAAGACTCATAATCCAGTCTCGCAAACATTTTTCACATTCATATTTAAAATTTTTAACTTCATTTATTGATATATGTGCCATCTAATCTCCTGGATAATGTAAATAAGTTTTAATCATATACTTCGTATTAGATATAGGTGTAACAGCAGAGTGAGGATAACCAAACCAAGCCGGAGTAATTGCTAATCTACCTTCTACGGGCTTTACTTTTAAATTAATAGTATCAAAGGAAGTTTCTCCTCCCTCTTCCACAGTATTGAGATAATACAACATCATAAGCATACGTTTGGATGTATGTTCGTCTATGGCATCAATATGCTCTTTATAAAAATGTTTATTAGGATCATATCGGTGCATTCTCCATTGTTCAAGAGTTACCGTGTTGAAAAATAGTTTCTCTGGATATCCATTTTCTATTAAATCGGCTTTATATCGTTTGAATGAAGAGGCGGCGTGTTTATTCAATAGATCCATTATGGCTGACCATTGGGAAGAAATGTCCATACCACGTTTCGTACAATTCATTTCAATTGCATTACGAAATTCAACATCTGGTACACGTGGAATGCCTATTGTTGAATTTATATGATGATCTTCATCCTCTTCAAAGGCATCTATAATTCTTTTACAAAATTTGGCTGATATAGTATTGTCATATATTCTGACAAAATCTGTTAAATTATTCATTAGAAAGGAATGTCTTCAGATGGTCCAATTGTATCTTGAAATGTATAAAGTGCTTTTTGTATTGTTAAATATTCCCTCGCGGCATCGTGTAGACAATCGTGATGAATAAATCCTTCAGGCTCTACACCCATATCCCAGACATCACGGCCAAGTAATGTTAATACAACTGTTTTTGAATCGTGAATATTCCAGAAACGCCAGGGGAGTTCGGTTGGTTCGCAACCTTCTGTAATGCGAAAGAGGTCGTGTAAAATACCAAAATCGAAGTGGGAACCTCGTGAATAGGCTTTTACTGTATGAGTATCTACACCTTGTTCTTCTAGCCACGAAATCATATTTTTTCGCAACTTCGACCAGTGCATATCTTTTGGGGAGGGTTTTAGGATATGTTGTGCGGCTTTACCTTGTTGATCCCACCATTCAAGAGTATCTTTGTAGATTTTCCTTCCGGCATCAACTTGACTCTTGACATTGAGTTTGGCATAATAGCCATTGTCGATTAATTCTTTGAATGTGTAATCTTTGGTAGAGTCAACTGCGACCATACCAACTGATAAAACTACGCAATTATTAACACTACCGAGAGTCTCAATATCTAGTATAACCGTATCTTTCATAATATAATCCTCAATTCAATTTAACCACTAAAGTGGTTCAATGTTTTTTTCTACGTATTCCTTTGATTTCTTTCTTGCTTCCATTAATGCGTCCTTGACTTCCTGTTTAGACCCACCGAAGTATGCTACTGCGTGTCCTTCGTCTATTAGCATTTCATTAATACTTATTTCTGATTCGTGGTGATGAAATACTTCTCCGAGTACACGCCCAAACTTGCCTGTGCCGTGAGATTTAAGAACAAATATATTACCATTTTCTTCTAGCATTTCTATCAATCGATGTTTTGCACCAAGACCATATCGCTTTTCTGTAAGGTCTCGTGTACGTGATTCAGGAGTATCAATACCCATAAACCTAATTCGTTTATCAACGTGTACATTAAATCCTAAATCTATGTAGGCATCGATAGTATCTCCGTCAACCACCTTTTTCACTTTTGCTTCATATTCAAACATTTTTTCCTTTTGTTATAATAAAAGAGAGTAATTGGGTAGAGCTTAGACTATCCCGAAAGATGCTCTTGCGTGGGCACTCTCGCCCCGATTAGCAAGCCAGCAATCTACTCCCTCACCCGATGGCACGTTACCGTTGGTCTTTTGGAGGGGCGTCTTAACTTCATCTAAGTTGGGTCACTTACTCGCACTCAAGCAGAAGTCCGTCTCTCCTCCCTGGCTTTAGTGTCGTTTATCCAACTACTCTCTTATTCTTTTGTTACCATACCCAACTGACATAAGAATATCTAACTCCTTTTGTCACAGGGGTAACATAATGTGGATACAAAAAACTTGAAGGAAATATTAATAAATCTCCTTGTTTTGTATCAACTTTTTCTCCATTTTTATCATCAAAGAAATAAGTTTCTCCTCCTTCATAATCATCATTTAAATGTCCTATCATAGAAAGAATTGGTATACCCTTTCTTACACCATCAAACATAGAATGAATTAAGTCACAATGAACTGTCATTTCTTGTCCAGGCAAATATCGTATAAATTTTATTGAACTAAATCCTTCCCAGTCGGTAAACCAAATAAAATCTAATTTGTCTATATATTCCCGTAAAACTGTAGTTACTTTTCCAATTATTAATTCATTTATATTTTCAACTTTTTCCTGTAATTCAGATCCAACAACTCCAGATTGAATAAGTTCACCTACTTTGGGATCTGTATATTGCATTGGAAGGACTGAATTTTGCGTATACAATTCGTGTTTCGTCCACTCACATATTTTCAATTCACTTATACTTTTTTCACAATATTCTTTATCTAAAAAATTATCTTTGCGAAAAATATAATCTTCAATATTTTTATTCACACGGTAATTCTGTTTTTGTCCCTATAATCTGCGATTGCTGATTTAATAGCATCTTCCGCCAATACAGAGCAATGAATTTTGACAGGGGGAAGAGAAAGTTCTTCCACGATGTGCGTATTCTGAATTGTGCTTGCTTCATCAATAGATTTGCCCTTAATCCACTCAGTCGCAAGCGAAGAACTAGCAATTGCGGATCCACAGCCAAAAGTCTTGAATTTAGCATCAATAATATTTTCATTTTCATCTACCTTAATTTGTAGTTTCATAACATCACCACACTCGGGTGCGCCCACAAGACCAGTGCCAACAGAAATGTCATCACGATCCAAACTTCCCACATTTTTGGGTTTTTCATAATGCTCCATTACTTCTTTTGAATATGCCATATTATCTCGTCAAAGAAAGAATTTTACTTATTTGGGCATCTA